CAAGGCCATCGCCAAGTTTATCAGAGCGTACAAGCCAGATAGCGTGGCTAGTGTAGGAGATGAGATAGATCTTCCGCAAATCTCCCGCTGGGAAGAAGGCGGCGAAGGTGAGTGGCAACGTGACTTAGGTCGTCACCGAGATATTACAGTTAAACTATTAGAAGAATTGCAAGTAGATCATATTGTTCGCAGTAATCATAGCGACAGATTGTATAACAAGATCAAATCGAAAGCCCCTGGCTTTCTTGGCTTACCAGAATTAGAGATTGAAAAGTTCTTAAAGCTAGATAGCCTTGGCATTACTTACCATCATGGGCCATATGAACTAGCACCCAACTGGCTACTTATGCACGGCGATGAAGGTAACGTTCAACCTACTGCTGGTGCTACCGCTCTTGGCTTAGCCAAACGCTCAGGCATGAGCGTAGTTTGTGGGCATACTCATCGCATGGGTCTGACTCACCACACTCAAGGCTGGGCTGGTAAGACTAAGACTATCTGGGGTATGGAAGTCGGCAACCTCATGGACTACAAGTATGCTCGCTATATTAAAGCAGGTCTATTCACTTGGAATAAAGGCTTTGGATTACTTCATGTCAATGGCAATACAGTCATGCCGCAGCTTGTACCTATTGTTAATAACTCATTTACGGTGGACGGTAAAGTCTGGAAATGGTAACAAAACATGTAGTAATGTTTTCAGGTGGCATCGGTTCTTGGGCTGCCGCAAAAATGGTTGCAAGTACATTTGGAACAGATAATCTTTATTTGTTATTTACGGATGTTAAAGGAAATGCAGAATCTTCTCATATTGGAGAAGATGAAGATACTTACAGATTCCTCAATGATGCCGTTGCCAATGTCGGTGGTAAATATATTTACATTAACGAAAACAAAGATATTTGGGAAGTATTTAAAGAAAAAAAATATCTTGGCAATTCTCGATTAGCACATTGTTCTTTTGAATTAAAACAAAAACCAGCAAGAAAATGGCTTAATGAAAATTGCGACCCAAATAATACTATTGTTTATGTTGGTATTGACTGGACAGAAACGCATCGCTTGCCAGCTATAGTCAAAAACTACAAACCATACGTAGCTGTTGCTCCATTGGCCGAGCCTTTCTTTCATAAAGAAACTAAAATGTATTACGACAAGCATGAACTTATTGAATGGGCCAAGTCTGAAGGGCTTGAGCCACCACGTTTGTACAGTTTAGGGTTTAACCATAACAATTGCGGCGGCGGGTGTGTACGTGCTGGACAAGGACAATTCAAAAAATTGCTGGAAATAATGCCAGAACGGTTTGCCATGTGGGAAACAAAAGAGCAAGAAGTTATTCAACATATTGGGAAAGATGTTTCAATCTTAACAGAAACTGTTAAAGGCATTAAAAAACCTTTACCTTTAATAGAATTGAGAAAAAGAATTGAAAGTCAGTGCGCTATTGATGAATATGATATTGGCGGTTGTGGCTGTTTCTTTGAAGAAGACGAGAGACAGTAAATGGTAGTTGTTAAGTTAAGCGCAGGAGATGTAGCGTGGGCAACCAATGAAGCGGTCAGCAGGTACAACTTTAACCGAGCTAGAGGCAATGATCATTCTGGTAGCGCTGCTAAGACATGGGTCGAAGCCATTGCACGTGAGATTTCAGGTGTACTTGGCGAGATTGCTGTGGCACGTTGGCTTGATAAGTTTCCCCATACTCTTTTTGAAGATCGCAAGACTGGTGACGTGGCAGGCCATGAGATTCGCACTACTACGTACACTACGGGTCGCCTCATTCTTACTAAGACTGACGACCCGACTCGAAAGTATTTCTTAGTTACATTGCCAGATCATTACACTGCCAACATAGTTGGCTGGCTCTATGGTTATGAAGGACAGAAGGAAGAACATTGGAATACCGACTTCTCTATCCCTTGCTACACCATTGAGCAACAACGATTGCACGACGTTAGGGATATGTGAAGCCTTGGTTAGATGAAGCAACCGACATCGCATCGCAAGTTGCCAAACAAATACATAAGCGGTACCACACGTACTTTGCTATTGATGACTTACGTCAGGAACTTATCCTTTGGTGCGTCTCACGTCCCGACAAGATCCAACAGTGGCTCAACCCTGAGCAAAGTCCTGAGGATTACAAGGGTGGTATTAACCAGCTTGCTAAGACTCTTTCCCGCCATGCTGATCGCTATTGTCGAAAGACTAAAGCGCAAGCGGTAGGCTATGAGTTACGCGATGAAGTGTATTATTCACCTGCTCTACTTTCCGAGCTGTTGCCTCATGTTTGGTCTAACGTAGCACCAACTGCTGATACCACTAAGCCACGTGTATCAGGTGGTGGTGCGCCAGCAGAAGGTGGCAACTATGTCGTATCACTCTTTGATGTACGCGCTGGGTTAGAGAAGCTAGACCCTGATGATCGTGTTGTCCTACAGTATCGCTTCTTCGAGAACTTAACCTATACCGATCTTGCTGCTATCCTTAACATCTCCGACTCATCTGCCCACCGTAAGGTGGACGGTGCGTTGCGTCGCTTGTGCCGCCACTTAGGTGGCGATAATCCATTCATCTCTAAGAAGGGTAAACCTCATGCCTAGTTACGAGTACCGCTGTAACGTCTGTAATAATTCTTTGATCGTTGAACGATCTATCCATGCTGAGAGCATGCCGCCATTTTGCTGTAGTGAAATAGCAGTGCGAGTATTCGATGCGCCACCAGTACAGTTTAATGCTACTGGGTTTTATAGCTCCGATAATAAACCTATGTAATTAGAAAAGAAAACAACCCCCGTCAGGACAGGAACCGACGGGGGTTGTTCTTGTCTGATAGGAAAGGGTCTACCAGACAGGTGAAGAAAATCTAATCTAGGTTAATTGTATCAGGATGTCGCAGTTTTGCAACATGAGCTTTTGAATTATTATCGTAGGCATGGATACGTTTACCGTAGTCTTTACGCAGTTGGTTCTCTGTAGCATATGGCCCGACGCATTGAATGATCTTTAGCGATGGGTGTATAACCACTACTACATACTGCTCGCGTGCTGCTATTAAATCCTCTACCAAATCCCATGCTTTCTTAGCCATGTCCTCAGATGACTCGGCATCTTGTTCCAGAAGCGCAGCTAACTTGCGCACTTCAGTTGGTTTAGCCATTACCAGCCACCCAAACATTGCTCTGAGTGTGTGTGTAACTGGCGCTGTACATCATAGGCACCTTTAGTTGGTGCAAATAGTTCTGTATTACACGCGTTACATTTGCCAAACCATTCGCCACCAAAGAAGTCGTAGGTCATGATCCGTATCCTCTAGCTATGTCTGCTGCTTGGTACTTAACGCCTAACGCATTAGCGTTGGTCATGTCAATATCTTCAATTTCTTTAGCGATCTGCTCGCGTAATTCTTCAAGTTGTACCGCAATCGTTTTCTCCATACTAATACCACCCTCTCGTTTTATTCTTGTGAAGTGCTAAGCAAGCGTCGCCGTGATAGCGGTGCTGTAAGTAGTGTAGTCCCCATTGGATCTGTACTGCTGGGTTGGTTTTCCAATCAGACCCAAAGCGCAACATCTTGTTAGCAGGGTAAGCCTGCGGTATGCCATACGCGCCACCTTGTCTGTTGCGCGACAAGTAATTCCAGTTACTTTCCCTAGTCCATAGCTCGACTAGACATGACCATTGGCGCTTGGTTGCGCCATATCCCATGTAATAACCTTTGGCGTATGACTGGACAGATACGCCTTCAGGTATGAAGTATCGAACTGCCATGAAAGTAGGCTCTACTGCCCTGCTAGGGGCGTGTATGGGCATGATATAGGTGGCTAAAAGACTTCCGATGAAGCAGTATCCTGCGGTTTTGATTTTACGCGAGTTTGTCCTGTTCGCTCTTTGATCGAAAGTCTTTCCGAGCTGTAGGTTGGTGCTGGAATATCTTTGGGAATTGGTGGACATTCTAAGCCTGCCTTCTCTACCGCGTATGCGCGTAGTCTGCGTTGCCAATCTGTATAACGAGTGTACTTTGCTTGGGTTGCACCTAATTCTAGGCGCTCATAGGGGAAGCTACCGCCGTAGATACCATCACCAATAGAAAATATGTTACTCATCGCGTCGTCTAAGCAAGTCTTTTGGACGGGACAAGTGGCGCAGATTTGTAACGCTACAAGTGTGCGAGCTGCTTCTGCTTCTCGACCATCTTTCATACGCGCTGTTGGGCTGGGAAACCATAGTTCTGGGTCATGTCCAGCGCAGGCTGGCTTCATGTCTGGCTTTAGTGTCAATCAGTTCTCCCATAATTCTGCGACGATTTGAATGATAACTGCGATAGTCGCACCGATCATGCCAATGGTGAAGGCTATCATCGGTTTTCTTCAATGATAGATCGTAGCACTACCAGTTCTAAGGTATCTCGACCTAACGCTTCTACTTCTTTACGTCGGCGTTCTATGGTGGCTAGTAATTCTTGGCGCGTATCTTTAACTGCCATTGAGTAACCTGTTTCATACGCGTCTAGTAGTGCCTTGCCTACGCTCTTTGTAAGCGTATCTAGTTCTTGTTCTGCTGTCATGGTTATTCCCCTTTCGTATCGGCTAGACATTCTGTCTCGCCCGTGTGCTGTAGGCAATCATTACATATAGTTACTTCACAATTCACGCACCTAGTATGGCGTGTCGTCTTGTCGCAGAATAGGCAGGTAAAGATCATTACTCACCTTCCCTTTCGATTATGGCTCTAGCCTCACCTAACGCCTTGACCATACGCATAAGGTTGCGAGCAGCTTCCTCGCCTTCCCCTGCGTCTATCTGCGTGAGTG